ATAACCAAAACCGTCCAACAGCAAGGAGAGAATAAGGGCAATTAAATTCTAAAGGAAGAGATGCCAGATGTTAAAAGATTAACACCACTAGCAATATCACCAATAGGACCAGGCACTTTACTTAGAGTTGAGGACATATTACGAATAAAATTGTATATACGGGACCAAAAATTTGCATTATCAGCATAAGGCACTGCGACTGGAAGACGTTCAGCCACCATCTTATAATATTCCAATGCTTTCTGATCATGAGGACAAGAAAGTGAAGTGAATTCGTATAGGAAAGTGGAGGGAACGACCTGTAGCTCAACGCAGGCCCAAGTTCTTAAGATAAAGGATTGGTCTAATGCGACATTAGGAACTGAAATTTTAAAGACTATGGTGTCAAGACTATCATGACCACGGTACGGCATAGTCAAACTAGTACCAATACCAGGCGACCAAACACGGCTAACAGTAGTGTCATCGTCATCTCCACAAACCTCATTGAACAAGAAGGAACCTGTGCGGTTAAAACTAACAGCATAGGCACCTTTGTCAAAAGGGGCAGTGTAGATATTATTGAACGGGACGACAGACAAATTGCCAATACCAGAAGGCTGGTAATGTAGAACAGTGGCTGGTGTATTGGGGACGGAAGCGGCATCTGTTACGGTCATACCCATAGGGATACGAAAGCAGGTAATATTTCCGGCCCAGTTCATCTGATTCATAGTGGGTTGTATTTCAGCAGCCAAGGAGGCATACCTAAACTTACCAATGGTTCCTGCACCACCAGGGTTGGTGTCCAAACCTAAGTTGGAATAGCCAGGCCAATTGACAGACGTCAAAGTACCCGGTTGTACACCTGAATTAACTGTGGCAGTGAAGTAAGCGGAACCAAAGAAAGGGGAAACTACAATATAAGTGTCCATGTTATGTGGGGCATTAAGGTTGGCAACAAGAGTTTGATTGGACATCAAAGTTCGACCGACATAATTGTCTGGGATGCCAAGAGCACCAGTGGAATCAAAATCAGGTGCTGCAAATGCACACTTAAGAAAATCAAGACCACAAGGTGAGATCTGCTCTCGATTGTAATTATTAGCCTTAATGCGAGGAGCTCTAATTTGGGTTAAGCGCACGTCAGGTTGACGCACTAAAGTGGTGCCTTTCACGGGTATGATGATATTATTAGACCGCTTAGACCCACCTTGCTGCTGGATGACTACCTGCTTATTCCTTCGGCCGCGACCCCGGCGTACGGAGTTTTGGCTTCGGGAAGTTATCGTTTCTATCACCACCATCTTTGGCTTTAGTGATGTTTATAGAGGGTGAATCGTTTTTCTTAACAGGTACCAATGCTTCGACGATGTTTTCAACTAAGATTTTCTTTTTCTTAGACGCCTTTTTCAGAAGAATTTTCGTGGGCCCGGCTACTCCATCAATGGTTACACCAGGGACCGGTTGGAGCGGGACCATCGTACTATAGCGCTGCACAGGCCCATCTAACATCTTCTTCATATCATCCACAAAGGTCGGGGATTCTCCCATGTATTCAACCACATGGCCAGTAATATCGTTTTTCTCATCAACAGGGTAAGCAGTGTCGGAGTTGAAAAAGTAAGGCAGATCAATCTGATCATCATACTTTGTAGTCTCCTGAAGACCATAACGCTTCAACATAGCATTACACCAATTGGTTATTATGGGGGTGTTTGGGTCCGTCTGCAGGTACCCCTGTGCCTTACGAGAGACAGCAATATGTAGGGGTACGGTAGAGGGAGCAGTACAAACATGCATCTTAGGTATAAATCTTTTAACGTCATAAAAAGACTCAGCCGAGGCGGGCAAATTATAGTAAATTCGTCCTAAAAACCCGGGATAACGAGGATAACTGACTACTTCCAATTTATAACCAATTTCAGAAGCATGCTTAGCAATATCAGCATCTCCACAGAAGACTATATCATCACCAGACACCATGAAATCATAATGCCTCAAAGCCCTAAATGCAATGAAAGCATTAAGAAGGGTGTTGAGGATCGTGGTGTCAGGGCTTCCACTC